TCCAAGCTCTTTAATAGCAGCTATATCTTCTGGAGTAGTAGCATATTGTTGTGGGTTATATATAAGATTAGCAAAATCTTTTTCAAATTTATTTTTTAGGTTTGGTTCTAATCCAAATGCTCCTTCAAACTTTAAAAATGTAATACCTAGTTCTGGATCTAATTCAGTTTCAAAAGCTGTAATAATCCTGTTATTAAGTAACAATGGGTTTTTAGCTTTTAGGTCTCTAAGTCTTTTAGCAAGATTAGTATCTTTATTTTTATACAATCTTCTAATGTTAGCTCCAGAGAACATATCTCTAATTGGAGATCCTTCACGAAGTAAAGCAGAAAATATAATGCTATTGTCTACAGCATCGTGCATCTCTGGAGTTAGAGTAGTATTTCCAGTGTTATTTTTAATCCCTTCTTTAAATACTTGAGAAGCCATAGATAAACGCAATCCAAATACTCTAGATATCTTATCCATTGTACTATCTATAAACTCATGATAAGCTTTAGTAGTACGGTAAACTGAATTCTCAGAAGTAAACTGCGCTATAGGATTTACTCCTTCCATACCTTTAGATATAATAGCAGGTTTTTCTAATACTCCATTTTCAGAATAAGCATTGAACTTGTTTACTTTATCTTTAAAAGCTTGTAAGTCCCCAACACGATTAACACTGGTTAAAGTATCAGGAGTTAACTGCTTATATAGTTCAGACAAGTAAGCACCGCCTTTGTAAAACTTATAGAAGTTATTTAAAAAGATAATCTGTTGTTTAGAATCTCTATTCTCTCTACTAAGATTTTCTAACTCTTCAGAAGACATGTTCTTAGTAATGATATTCTGATGCTTGAGAGGTGTATATTTAGGATTCTTATTATATCTTTTATAAACATCTCTATAAGCTTTATTCATCTTCCTCAAATCACCTTTATGTCTAGTAGTAATTTCATCTACTAAATCTCTAATGATAGGTTGATTTAAGAAGTTATGTAATAGTCTTCTACTAGGATCAGGGAAATGAGCGATAAACCAACTAGCTACGTTAGCTGTAACAGGGTTATCATTCAATTCTTTTTGTACAGGCTCTTTAGAAGCATCTACAGAATCAGAGATTTTATCAGAAGCAGTTTTACCATCTGCTACAT